AAAGGTGTAGAACTTATGATAAACTATAGTTGTATTTTTTTATCATATTTTCCATTGCTTGCTTGATGGAAGGTTGAAACCTCACACTCAAAGATTGCCGTCGGAGAGTGTGGGGATTTTTTTATTCTTCAAAATCTTCTACGATTTTTGCTTGGCGCATTTGTTTCTTTGTTGCACGTTTCTTAAAAATATAATACAAAATTCCAACGATCAGGAAGAATATCCCGATAGGCGGTATTATAAGAAAAGTGATGATACCGATAACAATTAACACAATTCCAGTTTTTTTATTGGATTTAACAGTGTGTTGTGTACTAGTAGTTTTTTTGTGCTCAACTTTCTGATTTTTTGTCCTTTTTTTAGACGACTTAAACAAATCAGATAGTCCAAATGTTGTCTTATGATAGACCTTGTTATACATGGCTTTCTTTGGATTTTTAACCCAACCCATTCCTTTCTTACCATAGCCAGGGATAATAGCTTTTTTAGCCTGTCTTTTCCACTTACTAGTGGTTCTAGCTTTTAAACTTCTGGTTAGACTTGGTTTTCTCATTCCTATTTTCATAACTTTCTCCTTTTAATTTTCAATTGGCATGAAGTTTCCGACTATTTTTCCAATAATTCTCGGATCTTCGTCATATGGTGCGAATTTATCTTTATATTTGTTATTGATAGAGACGAGTCTAAGACCGTCTTTTTCTCTATAAACTTTTTTTATGTAAGTTTGGCCATCCCACTCAACTGCATAAACAGCACCATCATAGTCAAATCCTGTTTCTTTAATAAGAACGACCTCTCCATTCATGTACTTAGGTTCCATTGAGTCTCCAAAAACCCAAGAGGCGAAATCGTGGTCTAGGTCTTTGTCGTAAAAAACAGTGTCATAGTTCCCATCGTTGAAGTATGAGAATCCAGTACCAGCTGAAAGTTTTTCAAAAACACGGTATTCAAAAAGCTTTTCCTCAATTGTGATTACTTTATTATTTTGCTCTTTCAATTGTTCGTTAGCGTAGTTAAGAACCTTTTGTTTTCTCGGAGTTGATAGCTTGACAACCTTTTCAGTAATTTTGTGAACCAACGGGGAGGTTGGGATTTTCAATTCTTGTTGATTGTCTTCCCATCCCATCAAGTCTCCAGGTGATACATTTAATTTGTCAGCGATCTTTTTTAATACTTCAGGTCCAACCTTTTCAATATCTCCTTTTTCGTACCTAAAAATAGTAGAACGAGAGACACCTACACTTTCTGCAAGCTCGTCCGCAGACATTTTCAACGCTTTTCGACGTTGTTTTATTCTTTCTCCGACATTCATTTTTTTACCCCTTATTATATATTACACAATAATTTTACAACATTAGTCGCAAAAATGCAATATAAAAAGTTTCAAAAATGCGATTTTCTTGTTGACATTTCCTTTTTTATAAGTTATACTTAAAACAACAAGTCGCACAAATGCGACAAACGGAAAGGAGCAGATATGGTAAATGTATCGAAATTAAAAGGAAAAATTATCGAACGCAATACTACTCAAGAGGCTTTAGCAAAAGATATTGGGATTGATAAGAGTACGTTCTATAGAAAAATGAAACAAAATGGTAGTTTCTCTATACAAGAAGTAAACTTGATTGTTTCTTCCCTCAATCTTTCAAAAGACGAAGCTTTATCTATTTTTTTTAGCGAAACAGTCGCATAAGTGCGACGAATTAAAGAAAGGAATACTATGAACGAACTAGTATGGTTTTATTTCACTATCATTATCAACATAGTCATTGGTTTTGCCACGTACTACGCTAGCAAAAGAGACAGAAAAAAGCGCATCAACGAGTATAAGAAAATACAAGATGATGAGCTTGAAAGAGTTAGAAAAAAATTTGATTTATGATTTTTTAGAAGTCTTTTGAATAAATCTTTTATTTAGGTTTTGTTTGTGATTGTTAGCTTTATCAGCTAATTTTAAAGCTTTGTCCAAATCAACTTCGCCTGTAAAAGTTTTGTAGATAAGATCATTCATCTTCATAGCCTTGTCGGTTTCAGTATCAATCTGAGATACCTTTTCAAGTTCTAGTAACCGTAATTCATGAGCTTGTTTGACTTTTTCAAGTTCCAAGGCGTGTTGTTGTTTGAGAGTATCTATCTGATAATGAAATTCTTTTTCAAGTTTCTCTACGATATGTGAATGTTCTTTGGCCTGTTTTTCAATCTCAGCTTTATTATTAGCTTTTGATGCGATATATGACCATAAACCTGAGATTATTGCAAGAATGACACTAATTGCAGGTTGAATAAGAATTTGATAATCCATAAGATTTCTCCAATCGTTTTTATTTCATTATACCAAATTTAGAAAGGAATATTATGAACGAAATTTTTAATTTTCACGGACAGGAAGTCCGTACTTTGACAATTGACGACGAGCCTTGGTTCGTTGGGAAAGATGTTACTGACATCCTAGGATATAGCAAGGCTAGAAATGCGATTGCTCTTCATGTTGATGAAGAGGACGCCCTAAAACAGGGCATCCCTACTAGTGGCGGAATACAAGATATGTTGATCATCAACGAATCTGGGCTCTACTCTCTCATTCTTTCAAGTAAGCTTCCTCAAGCCAGAGAGTTTAAGCGTTGGGTGACATCAGAGGTCTTGCCAGCTATTCGCAAGCAGGGTGGATTTATCCGAGAGGACTTGGATGAGGATGCCTTTATTGCTCTATTTACCGGCCAGAAGAAATTGCGTGAGCAACAGGCGACCATGCTGGAAGATATTGACTATCTCAAGAGTGAGCAACCGATTCATCCGAGCTATGCTCAATCACTACTGAAGAAGCGGAAGGCTCGTGTAGTAGCTTGCTTGGGTGGGATTGATAGTCCAGCTTATGCTGATAAGATTTTCGCTCAGTCAGTATTTAGACAAGCTGAGATTGATTTCAAAGACCACTTCAACATCAGTCGCTATGACCTACTACCGAAGAAGTTTGCAGAAGCAGCATTGAAATATTGGATGACTTGGGAACCAAGTACCAATACTAAGATGAAAATCATGAAATTGAACTCATTTGATGAGGTGTAGGAAGGAGAAGAAGATGGACAATGTTCTACTTTCACTATCTGAATGGATTAAATCCATTATCAAGGACACAATCACAAGATTAGTTGAAATAGAAAAAGATAGCGACCACTATCCAGAGCTGATGGATGTAGGAACTACCTGTGATTTTCTAGGCATTAACTATGACACGTTTTCAAACAATTATCGTTACATGAAGGGATTTCCAACTGAACTCCCTGGCAAAAAATGGTCAAAAAGAGCCATTAAGGAATGGCTCTCAAATCAACTATAATAACTTTACTAAAAGGCTTCTGGACAAGGTCTTAGCAAAATTATTTGACTATATTATAGCACAAAAAGAGGATAAAAAACATGAACAATTTACAAATTATCGCAGTATGCACAGTAGTTTCAGTGGTTTTGATTGAATCGCTGATTATGAATATCAAGCTTAAAATGGCCATGAGACCAAAGAAGAAGATTCAATTTCAAGCGCCACAAGTTGAAAAAGGCTTTATCGATTTTAAAACTGGTCGACGTGTTGACATTGATCCCGTAACACGAAAAGAAACATTTGTGGATTAGTAGAGAAACGGAGGGTATCAATGGTAGTTAAAAACAAGCGATACTACTGGATTCAACTAGCTCAGGATTTTTTCAAATCCAAAGAAATGAAATTGCTTCGTAAGATTGCAGGTGGCGATACCCACACTATCATCTATCTCAAAATGATGTTGATTAGTTTAGAGGATGGCGGGCACATCTACTATGATGGACTTGCTGACAATCTAGCTGAAGAAATTGCTCTTGTCATTGATGAAAACGTTGAAGATATCAAAATTACATTGATTTTTTTAGAAAGCAAAGGATTGCTGACTAGAAACTCTGACCGTGATTATTTTTTAGAGCAAGTTCCTGAGATGGTTGGTAGTGAAACAGCAAGTGCCAGAAGGGTTCGTAAGTTTCGAGAGAATCAATTAGCGTTACAATGTAACAATGATGAAACAAAGCGTAACGGAGATATAGATATAGAGAAAGATATAGATACAGAGATAGAGAAAGAAAATAATAAGACGATGGTTAGTTCCAGCTTATCTGAAAATTTGAAACATAGCGGTATTCGGATTAACGATAAACAACATCAACAGTTGTTGGATTATGTGGGACTTGATGGAATGAGTTTTGATATGTTGAACCGTGCAGTGGAGATAACTTCTGAGGTTTATCAACCTAGTTTCAAGTATCTGAGAGGGATTCTTGAAAATTGGAAAAAGAAAGGTTTTACAACTATTGAACAGGTAGATGATAATGACCAAAAATATAAAGATAGCAAGAACTCCCATCTTCAAGGACGACAACAAAATGAAAAAAAATCAGAACAGGGGGCTATATCCGAATGGGGATTTTAGAACTTATCGAGCAATTTGAAGATGACTTTTATCCGATAAGCGAAGAAAAGAAGTCACTGCTTGCAAAACAACCTCTTTCTATTGTCACTGCTTGCTTGTCAGATATGGCCAGCTGGCAGACTTGCGGAGGTAAGGTATCATGGTAACTGATGCACTCGAGGAAATGGCCTTATCTTACCATAGAAATACTGAACAGCAGGATGAAATTTGCGAAGAGCATGGGATTCCCTTGATCAAAATCCTCCGGACAAATGATGTCCTTTGTCGCTTATGTGAATCAGAACGGATCCATGCAGAGAATCAAATAAAGGTCAATGAGTTGGCTGATGCTGAGCACGAACGAGAGCGGAAGTTCTATCTTGAGAGATTCTCTCTCTATGATGATGTACTGAAGAATGCTACTCTCGATAACTTTGATACACCCACTGAAAAAGAGGCTGAAAAGTTGAAGTTTGCCCAAAAAATTTGTAGAGAGTGGGCAGGTGGAGCGAGAAACAATGTTGTTTTTCAAGGCGAAGCTGGAACGGGTAAAAGCCATCTTGCTTTTGCCATGATGAAAGCTTTATCAGAAGCTACAAAAGAAATTGCTATCTTTATCAATGTCACTGACTTACTGATGAAAATCAAGGCGGACTTTAGTCAGGAAGAGTTCCTGGTCAATAAAATCGCTAGTGCAAAGTTTTTGGTCTTGGATGATCTTGGGATGGAGAAGGATAGTGAGTGGTCCTTCAGTATTCTTTACAACATTCTTAATAAAAGGGCTAATACGGTTATCACGACTAATCTGACTGCACAAGAAATTCAGAAGCGATATGGTCGACCGTTTATGAGTCGGTTGATGAAGGGTGTAGACAATGATCATCTGATGGTATTTAATGACTTAAAAAATAAAAGGAAAGAGTATTTTTAGAGAGGTGAGGGATGAAAGACATACGAATACTAGATGCGTGCTGTGGGTCTAGAATGTTTTGGTTCGATAAAAAGGAACCACATACAACATACATGGATAGACGTGAAGAAGAATTTGAAATTCACAAAAAGAAAATCAATGTCAAGCCAGATATTGTTGCAGATTTTCGAGACATGCCATTTGATGATGAAACATTTAACCTTGTTGTATTTGATCCGCCACACCTTCTCTGGGCTGGTCAGAAATCATTCATGCGTGCTCAATACGGACAACTAGATTTGCTGACTTGGAGGCTAGATTTACAACAAGGTTTTGAAGAATGTTTTAGAGTCTTGAAAACAGGTGGAACACTTATTTTTAAGTGGTCTGATGCTCAAGTAAATGTTAAAGAAATTTTGGAATTGGTTCCGCATCAACCACTTTTTGGGCAACAGCGTGGAACAACTCACTGGATGGCTTTTATGAAATTTTAGGAGGTATTGATGTTAAATCTTTACTTCGTCTACAACGGACACTGCAAGTTTTTTCTTGGGAGTTTTAACAATGTGGATGATCTTATCGAACGGATGAAAGACCATCAATGGGCTTTCTCAGGTATCACTAGACCAAAATTCAAAAAACACATCGGAAAAGATGATGTACGTTTTGATTACGGTGCTATTGACTGCTATTATTTAGCAACAAAATCAACGTGCCGCGAACCACGTTAAAAGCGAGCTAGAATATGCGTCAGAATTGGACGAATGACGTATAAAGAATTTGCTAGCTCTTGTACCTTTGAGCCATGAGGGGCAAGAGCTGGATTTTTAGAAACAAGTAGGAGGAATTGGAAAATGAATAAAGACAAAGTTTATATTGATGGATATGAAGTTGGTTTTCGAATCGATACATTAGGAACTAGAGAGAAGATAATTAAGTTAGTCAGTGGAGAAACCGTAAGTATAGACGAGAACTTCATTTACAAATCGATTGAACAGGAGAAAGTCACAATCCCACAGGTTGTAGCGGATTGGATTGAGGTTTGTAAAGAACATTTGACAACTAGTCTATATACTGCTATGAATCCAAACTTTATGAAAGAAAACAACCAAAGTTTCGATTTAATATTATGGATTAAAAAGACGAGCAATCAAGAACTCTTCGCTCGTGCATGGCTTGACGGCTATGAGATCGAGGAAGAGAAGGAATACAAAGTAGTTCTATTAAACTATAACGATGGACATTTGAATCTTGTTAACGTCAGGACTCTTGGAGAGAATATTATTTTCTTCACTAAGAAAACACAATTTGACCCAAGAAGTCTTAAACTTACAAAAACAGAAATAATTTCTTCTGGTTTTGGATGGGTATTCGATTGCCCAGGAATACAGATCGAGGAGGTGGAATAAATGGAAAATTTAATGTTTTGGGGAATGTTTATTGCTTGTTTGTCAGTTCTTGTCATGGCTTCATTTGTTTTGTATATGCAATATAAAGTTAATATTGACTTACGAAACAAATATAACGAATTAAGACGAGAGTTGAACAATTGCTTTGGCTGGGATGACTGGGAATGGGCAAATAATTTTAGGGATTATGCTCGCAAAGTTGAAGGACTTATAAAATTTAAAAAAGAAATTGAACAACTTGAAATTATTAAAAAAGCATTAGAAGTCAAAAGTTTGGAAGAGTTGCAGAAGAAGAAAGAACAGATTGAAAGTGTAATCAAAACGTTAGAAAAATGAGGAGTCAGGTAGATGAGTTATGATTTGGAAATCTTAGGAAAAATAGAAAACGGACAATATATCTGCATTGATGAGCCTAAGCGTTGTTCTCCAACTTACAATCTCGGAAAAATGTTTAGGACAGCTATGGATTGGGATTTTGAACAAGGTACCATTTACAATGTTGCTGATATTTTTGAAAACATTCAACGTGGCATCTCAGAACTGGAACAGTATCCTGAAAAGTATGTACAGTATGAACCTGAGAACAAATGGGGGACCGTCAGCAGTGCGTTAGAAGATTTGAGATCATTGAGAGATTGTATTTTAGGACAAGATATCGATACAAAATACTTATATATGAGGTGGTAAATTGAAACGACCAAACAGATATCCGTACACACGAAGTCAGTGGGTTGAAGAAACCGCTGATTATTATACATATGCAGACGGTAGTTATTTTACAAGTCATGTTTTAAAAAACAGACTCACTAGAGAAATTAAGAGCAAGGAGATGAAATAATGATTATCAAGAATTACAAATATGATTATTCAGGTGGCAAAATCTACTACACAATCGATGTAGATGGCTATGAACAAGCAATGGAACACACAAAGACAGAGTACGGAAGTGTACAAAGAAATGATATTGATGATTTCTTAAGCACGGTTGAGGAATACGACTTTCAAGAAGCTGAGACGATTGAAGCATTCGTTGACTTTCAAAATAATTTGCTCTTGTATGGAATTGGTTTTGAATTGAGAAATGAGGTCACAGATTGAAACGAAGAAAAAGCATATCTAAAGCCACTAGACAAAAGGTTTTAGATAAAT